CAATCAAGAGATAGTTCAGAAGTAAATCAGGCTATAGTAGATAGTCTAACAGTAACACGAGAAGAGCAACTTGGTGATTACTCATATGATGTAGAAGACAATGATTATTTCTACAATCATTTGAAGTGGGATATAGCCAGTCAAGTCAGACCTGCTAAAGGAGAAAACTCAGGGCTCATAGGTGGTGGATATGATTACAAGATAGACATAGATGACAGTAAGTTTGCTTGGCTACGCAAAGAGTATGCTGAGTGGGTAAAGCCTTTCAAAGAACTACTCAATGAGAGAAAAGTGTACATGGATAATGTCAGAGCATTGCTAGAATCACACAAGACACTAGCACCAATGCTTAAGAAGTGGGATGGCTTATGGGAACTTGTACCTGAAACTACTAAGACAAGACACAAAGAAGTGTATGAAAGACCTACACCTGAACAGCTAGATGATAAGACTAAAGACATAGACTTTGATTCTCTGACAGCAACAACAACAATTAACAAACTAATGGAGTAAGCAATGAGTATATTTGGAAGTACATATTTTGATGATGATAAGAAAATAATGAGCACTAACTTTAAGAATGCTAATGATTATTACACTAACAATGAATGTAAGTATCCCAGTATGGACTGGAACAGTCTAAATGGGATCTTAGATACATGTAGAAACAGACAAAAAGGTAAGCCTATTAGTTCATGGGGTAGACTCAAAGAAGATGACAATGGAGATATATATCTAGCACTATCGTATTATGGTGAAAGTGAGTATCGAGCATGGAGTGTATCTAAAAATAACATAGTTACATTTCACCAAGAGTCTAGTAGAACAGGTGGTCAAACACTTGTAAGCTCTATGCCTAGATTCTTTCCTGTATCTTTTCACAGGCAAGGAACGAGAGACTATAGAGTTTACTTTGGTTGGGATTTATACACACATAAGAAACAGCTAGCAATACATAAGATAAATGTTGAGGGTAGAGATACAGACAATTGGGATTTGGAGGCTCATATGGGTAAATCTTTCTATGGAAAAGCCCCTTATGTGTACAAAGGATTGCAGTACGACTTAAACACAAACGAGTTTATCAATGCTAAACCTATGAGCAAGTCCGAAGAGTACCCTGAGAAACGAAAAGAATGGAGAGCCATGCTGACTAATCACAAACGAGTACTCAAATCTATGATAAGTATTGGTATGCTAGATAAACTTATGAGTGAAATAGATGATGAGAAAATGTCAGAACTTACTAAGGTTTTCAACTGGTATGGAATACCTTGGAACAGGAAAGATATAGTCAAGTACGTGACAACATGTATGGCTAAAGATGATATACCTGAGGAGTTACTAGGCATGTATGCATTTCACTTCGCTGTTTCACACAACTGGCGTAGGCGAGCAGTGAATCCCAATACCGTAGATGGTTTCTTTCAAGACTATGGATTTGCATTTAAACAATACCTAGGAGTATTTAAAACCCTTGGGTATAAGCACAGTAGCCCAACAAGAGTTCATCTAAATTCGGATATAAGAGAGAAAGACCATACACTAGATGAAATATTAAACCTATTTAAAACAAAGGAGAAAGACAATGAGTAGTGAAAAAGATGTGGACAAAGTAAACATAGCAGTGTGTGATTGTACTAATGGAGAGGTAACTCTCTATTGGAAAGTACAGTTGATACTAGGTACAGAAGAAGATTGGGTAAGTGAAAGGCACAACATAAGTAACTGTTCGTGGGCTACATTTACATCAGTTAGGGAGGTAATACTATGACAGCGTATAACATGATAGCAGAAGAGGATATGTGCAAATCAAACATACTTCAAATCGCTATCAGAAGAAGAGTACTGATAGACACAGTTAAAGTAATCTTAACAGACAGCATATCAAAAGGTGAAAGCATAGAGCCTAATCGTTTGTATGAAACAATAATAAAAATGGAGAAGAAAGTATGAGTGTAGAGAGTGAAGAGCTAAACAAAATAGGAACTATGATATTAGATGAGTGGACAACAAGTGAGTTTATAAGTGCCATAGATGATTATGGTATCGACTTAGACATAAGAGGTAGCCATATAGAACAGCTATGTATGGCAATAAAAAAGGAGAGAGATAATGAGTAGTATGACAGGTGAATGGTGTTGCACAGAATGTGGCTCATACAATGCGTACCAAGAAACATTTAGTGATGATGAGGTAGGACACATTATGGGCTGTGATGATTGTGGTTACTATGATGTATACAGAGAGAACGCAGATACAGGGGATATAATAGAAGAGTATCAAGGGCATGGACATGACTATGCCAAAGAAGATAAGGAGAAAGACAAATGACAATAGTAGTATGGGATGGGCAGACATTAGCTACTGATAGACAAGCTAACGATGGCTCACAGAAATGGGAAACAGATAAAGCATGGTATGTGGTTAAAGATAACAAACCATATATAGTATCAGGCGTTGGTGTACTTCAAGATATAATTCTTTTACGAGAATGGTTTACTGATGGGGCTAAGAAAGATGAGTTCCCTATATCGTCTCGATCTAATCGAATGTCGTACACAGCACAACTTGTTGTTGTGAGTAAGAACGAGGGGCTGATGCTGTATGAGGGTACACCACACCCAGTAGTCCATGGGTTTACACCATGTGCATTTGGAGATGGTAAAGACTTTTCATTAGGTGCATTATCAATGGGTGCTACATCTACTGAGGCAGTAGGAATAGCTAATGAACATTCTTTACATTGTGGTAAAGGTATTACAGAATTAACTTTGAATGAAAGCAAAGCACATTAGGGGGTAATCAATGGCTAAATACAAAAAAACAGGTTGGGTTAAGGTTAAAGATAAACTTTCTTGTTCGGCAGATGAACTACTAGAAAGTATTATGGAGGCTACAGCTGATATGGGTGTAGTAATATATAACGATGAAGATACAGCAGAAGAAGATGGTGTAGATTTACATATAGTAATAGAAAGAGAGGAGTAAATGATAGTTAAAAGCAATGACAAGGTAGAGAAACCTGAACACTATGCAAGGTATAAGATAGAGCCAATAACATTTATTGTTGAGAACGATATACCATATTGCGAATCAAACGTAATCAAGTATGTCTGTAGGTGGCAACACAAACACCCAACTAAACAAGGACAGATAGAGGACTTGAGGAAAGCTAAACAATACTTAGACATATTAATTAACAAAGCAGAGAGAGGATAAAATGAGTACAACAATATATTTAACTAATGGTTTCGCTGAGTGGATGTTAGACGACTTTTCAAAAGAATCAATATTAGACGTTTGTATGGACGGAAAATATAGTCCGAGAGACTACGCTTTAGATTGTCAAGGCGATTGGATTCCGACTCAATACATAGATAATTGGGAAGAAATAAAGTCTGTTCTTAATAAGATAGACGTTAAGTCTTTTATAAAGAAATATGAAGACTCTAAACTTTCTAATCGTTGGTGGGACAAGATGAAAGAGGGACAGTTAATCGGAGACTTTATGGAAGAAGACGGAGAGTTTCAAAACTGGGACGAAATCGGTGGGTTTGAATTTACAAAAGAGTACAAAAAAGATTAGAGGTAGCATGGATATAGTAACCATAGATTTTGAAACCTATTATGATAGGGACTACTCTCTATCTAAAATGACAACTGAATCTTATATAAGAGACAAAAGGTTTCAGGTCATAGGCGTAGCAGTCAAAGTAAACAACAACAAAACTGAATGGTATAGTGGAGATGATGTCGGTAGTTTTCTCGACTCACTCATGCTATCAGACAAGTATCTACTAGCACACCATTCGGCTTTCGATGGTGCCATACTATCGTGGCACTATAATATAAAGCCTAAGTTTTGGTTTGACACTATGTCTATGGCTAGACCCAAGCACAGTATGACAATAGGTTGTTCATTGAATGCACTGTCATCTTGTTACAAGATAGGACAGAAAGGAACTGAAGTACTTAATGCACTAGGTAAAAGGTTGGAAGACTTTACTTCGGAGGAACTGAAGTCTTATGCTGGCTACTGTATTAACGATGTTGAGCTTACATATAAACTGTTTAAGGTTTTAGCTAAAGGGTTTCCACAATCAGAGCTCAAGGTTATAGACCAAACAATTAGAATGTATACTGAGCCTGAGCTTGAGATAGATGAGGCACTACTCACGGATCACCTATCGACGATAACAACAAACAAACAGAAACTTGTTGACACGTTAACGACTAAGACTTCTGGATCGCAGGTCAAAAAGGTTTTGATGTCTAATAATATGTTCGCCGAAATTTTGAAAAAAGTTGGGGTCGCACCACCGACGAAAGTATCTATAAGAACAGGCGAGAAAACTTTTGCCTTCGCCAAGACCGACAAACAATTTACATCTTTGATGGAACACCCCAAGCCAATCGTACAACAACTCGTATCAGCAAGGCTAGGTGTTAAGTCAACTATAGAAGAGACAAGAACAGAGAACTTAATTAATGTAAAGCAAAGAGGTAAGTTACCTATCATGCTTAATTATTATGGAGCACACACAGGTAGGTTTAGTGGTGGAGATAAACTTAACTTACAGAACTTGCCTAGGAATGGAGTCATACGCAAAGCATTGACAGTACCACAGGATAAAATGTTAATAGCATGCGACTCATCACAGATTGAGGCACGCATGGTTGCATATATAAGTGGGCAAAAAGATTTGGTCGAGGCTTTCAGACAAGGTAGAGATGTATATAGTGAGTTTGCCAGTGAAGTATATGGTAGAAAAGTAACTAAGAAAGACAAGCTTGAGAGGTTTGTAGGTAAGACATGCATACTAGGACTAGGTTATGGTATGGGTGCAGAGAAGTTTAGAAATACCTTAGCTCTAGGGCAAGGTGGTATGTCAGTAGACATTGACATCAATGAGGCACAAAGAATTGTTAACTTATATAGACAGAAAAACCACAGGATAGTTTCCTTTTGGGGTGTATGTGACTATGCACTGAGAGGAATACTTCATGGTAGAGAAGACTCTATATGTGATGACATGTTGGAGTATGATTCCAAAGGGATTGTATTACCAAACAATCTTCGTATCAGATACCCTATGTTACGAAGAAGTAGAGATGGGTTTGAGTACATATCCAACGCAAGAACTTACAGGAAGTTAAAGACTACAGGTAAGATCGAGGACAAGGAGTGGACTAAAATCTATGGGGGAAAAGTAACAGAGAATATCGTACAG